CTCGATATTGCTGGGATTCTAATTCCGCTAAGGACGTTCCTAAAAAAGAATTTGACCACGCTATGGATGATATGCGCTATTTCGTTAGTACTATCCTCTTCGGCAGAAAAGATAATTTCTTTGCCCTCTCTGTTACCAGATAATTTACCAGAAAGGAGTTGAATCTTTTGAACTTCCGCAAAAAATCTCCCTCTCTCCCTGCGGTGCAGACCGCTGGTGCTAGAACTGCTTACGATTTCCCTGTTCAGTTCTACACTTATGATTTGTTCGATAAAGTCCGCCGCACTGTCCCGATTATTGATGCTGCTATCTCTAAAATTATTCGCTTGATTGGCTCGTTCCAAGTCCTCTGCGATGACCCCAGACAACAGTACGCTTTAGATGACTTCTTCCGGAATGTTCCTGTCGGCTTAACTGGTCAGTCAGTTTACTGCTTCCTCGACAGCTATCTCGACAGCCTTCTCGTCTATGGAAATGCTGTCGGCGAAATCGTCTTCAATCAGAAAAATTCTTCTATTGCTGGTCTTTGGAACGGCAATATTGCTGATATTTCTGTTAAAGCCAGCTCTTCCCCTATGGAACGGCAGTATCTCCTCCGCACGCAGGACGGTGAACGCCTGCTCCCTCACCCTGAACGCATTCTCTTTACTGCCCTCAGACCTCCCAGCGGCGGTATTTACGGCATTTCCATTCTCCAAGGTCTTCCTGCCCTCGCTGATATTCTCCTCAGAATTTATGAGTGTATCGGGCAAAATTTCGACCGTGCCGGTAATATCCGCTACGCTGTCACCTATAAGCCTTCCCCTGATGGCTCTGATATGGCTTTTGCCAAAGAACGGGCTGAAACTATCGCTAAAGAATGGTCTGCTGGTATGCAGGCTGCCAGATGCGGCGAAATTCGTGATTTTATTTCAGTCGGCGATGTCGGTATTAAAGTTATCGGTGCTGACGGCAATATGCCTGATGTCGAAATCCCTGCTCGCCAGCTCCTCGAACAAATCGTTTCTAAACTCTCCGTTCCGCCTTTCCTCCTCGGTCTGAGCTGGTCTTCTACTGAAAGAATGTCCGCTCAACAAGCCGATATCCTCACTTCTGAACTCGAATATTACCGCCGTCTCCTCGAACCTGTCATCCTCAAAATTGCAAGAGCTTTTCTCCAAATAAATGGCTCTTTCTCTGATGTTTCCATCTCGTGGGATAATATCAACCTTCAGGATGAAGTCGAACTTGCTCATGCAAGACTTTACTCTGCTCAGGCGCAGGAAATTGAATCCCGCTTGTCATAATTTTATCTTAAATCTTTTAGGAGGTATTTCTTTATGTATCAGTATGAATCTGTAAAACTCGAAAAAGGTATGTACCATCTCACTAATAAAAGCTTCCTTCAGGCTCTCGAAGAAGCTGACCCTTCTGCTCAATATGCCGGCTCTCCACTCGCTGGTCTGGACGCTTATGAACGTCAGCTCAAACGCTTCGACATTCGTGTCTCCGGCGTAAACTGCGATAAAGTAGAAAAATTCTTTACCACTACCGAAAGTGCTGTCCTCTTCCCTGAATTCATCCGCCGTGCTATCATGCAAGGTATGGAAGATACTATTCTCCCTGAAATCGTTGCACTTGTCTCTAAAACCGACAGCACAACTTTCCATGGATGTGAACTTGCTGACACGAATGCTTATACAACTACTTCTGCCGGTAACGCTCTCCCCATTTCTTCTATTCAGGAAAGTGCTACTATTATCACCCTCCAGAAATATGGCAGAAATATTCAGGCTTCTTACGAAGCTGTCCGTCAGCAGAGATTAGATGTTTATGCTCGTTTCCTCCGCAGAGTCGGCAGCAGACTCGCTGACAGCATTGTCGATAAAGCTGCTGCTGTCCTCAAAAATATTTCTAATAACAGTACCAAAATTTCTGTTTCAACGGCTAATTTCGCTTATGCAAATATCGCTGCTTTGTATGGTAATTTTACCAGCTTTAAAATGAAAGTCATGCTTGCTTCTCCTGCAAATGTAGCCAAAATCCTTGCAATGTCCCAGATGATGGAAACCTGCTCTCAGGACGTTTCTGAAATCCGTATGCCGTTCGGTACAAAACTCATTAACTGCCCTCAGCTGGATGATAATACTATTATCGGGCTTGACTCTGATTACGCCCTCGAACAGATGCAGAATGGTGATGTTGTCCTCGAAACAGATAAAATTATTGAACGTCAGCTCGATTCCATTGCTGTTTCTGTGATACTGAACTTCCGTGCATTTATTGCAGATGCCATCAGACAGCTTGCGCTTACCTGATTTCCGCAGAGAGATTCTTTCTCTCTGCATTCTCTCTGAAAGGATGCTGCTATCATGACAAATCTTGAAAAAATTAACCAGTTCACCAGAAGAGAACTCTCCGAAGAAGAAATTTATCTCTTTGATGTGATTCTTTGTGATAATAATATTGACCGTGACTGTGAATGCTTCTCTGAAAAGGCTCTTGAACAGATGCAGAAGCTTTTTATCGGCAAAACCGGTATTTTTGACCATAACCCGAAATCTGCCGGTCAGACTGCCAGAATTTATGATACTGAACTTTTCCGCTCTCCTGACCTCCTCACCAAAGACGGCAGAAATTTGATTTCTTTAAAGGCGCACGCTTATATGATTCGTACCAGCTCTAATGCCGATTTGATTAAAGAAATTGACGCTGGTATTAAAAAAGAAGTCAGCGTTTCCTGCCATGCTGCAAAACAAATCTGCTCTATTTGCGGCGCAGACAGAAAAAATGCTTCCTGCCGTCATGTCCCCGGCAAATATTACGGTCAAAAACTTTGCTTTACTGTCTTAGACGATATTCAAGACGCTTATGAATGGAGTTTTGTTGCCGTTCCTGCACAGCCTGCTGCTGGTGTCACCAAATATTTTCAAAAATCTTCTGCACCGGATAATCAGCTCAATGAACTGCTCTCTGAACTCGAACAGCAAATGCGCTCCGAAGTCCTCGCCCTTTGCAGAAATCAGTCTCAACTCCCTGTTTCTAAAGCTCTTTGTATCGCTTCCGAAAAAATGGACTTGAGAGAACTCCTCACGTTTAAAAAATCCCTCCTAGAACAGGAAATTTCTCTCCAAAATGCAGAAGTGCAGCTCTCTGACTTCCGCCAGAAATCTTCTTAAATAAGGAGGAATTTTTATGGATATGCAAATGATTTATTCCCTCTTCCAGCTCTTCTCCGGCGAAGAGGACTCTCAAAAATATATGCCTATCTTAACCACTGCCATTCAGGAAGTAAAATCTTCTCTCTTAGAGGAAGAATCTGTACAGGAAGTCCGCCTTTGTTACCTCGCTGCTGCTGTTGCAAATCTCCGCTATACCCAGATGTTCGGCGCACAACAAAAAGCTCTTGCCACTTATGCCGGCAATGTCTCCAAAGAATCTGACCTTACCCATCAAATCAGATTTGCTGAACAGCTCGTGCATTCTTATAAATCCCTTTGCCGTGACCTCCTCCAAGAACAAGATTTCTTCTTTGCTGGTGTCAGGGGGTGAATCTCATGCATGAACTGCTCTCTATGCTGATGAATCTGTTTGCCAGTCAGTCAGAAATAGAAGTTTATTCTTCTTTTGACATGCTCCCGCTTTCTTCTAAATCTAAAAAATTATTTCTTGTGATTTCTCCGGAAGTTTTTCAGTTAAATCAGCCTTTTTCTAATGGTACTGCCAATTTCTCTCCTTTTACTGCGGATTTTCGGCTTTCTCTGCTGTCGGCGATGAATACCCCGAATGATAAATTGCTGGAATATTTCTATTCTGTGCTTGTCCCGAAACTCCATGCTGAAAACTGCTTCCTCTATGAAATGCAGTCCGATTCCCCTAAAATTGATTTAAAACTTCAAAAACTTGTCTATTCTGGGCTGTTTCGCTTGAAAGGTCTTTATATCCCTGAACAGGAGGTTTCCCCATGAGTTATGTTGTCCAGAATGTAAAAGCTTTCCCCGTGATTCTGGGAAATGTCACTATCTATCTTTCGAGCTGTCAGTTCTCTGCAAGCAGTACCCTCAAAGAAGCTGGTACTGCTGATGGTTCTTTCGTTCTTGCCGGATACTGGAAACAAGGCTGCCGCATTAAATTAAATGGCAAGCTTACACCGGATATTCAGCCTGAACAAGCAATGTTTCTGCTGACGAACATGATGCATGTCAAACAAACGGTTACACTCGGAAAACTTTCTTACACGAATGCGATGCTCTGCGGTTATACCCTCACTGAAAAACAAGATGTTCCTGAACTTTCTATTATTTTTTACTGTCCGGAAAATCCTACGTTCATTCAAGGAGGAAGCACGCCATGACGTACCCTCTCACCCTTTTCCTTTATCACGGTCAGGAACTCGTCACCCGTTCTCAATGTCTTTCTTTCTCCCTTGATAAAGAAATGTATACTCCTTATGATGCTGTTTCTGCGGAATTCCTCGCTGAAGCAATTGATTATTCCCTCATTGACAGAATTGCTGTCTATCATGAATCTACTTGTATCTTTCAAGGGCTTGCTGATGAAATCCGTCAGTATCATAAAAATCATGCTGTTTTTGTCAAAATTCGTTCTAAAAGCTTTACTTCCCTCCTCACACAAAATGAACTCGAACCCGGTCTGCACAGCAATCTTACCGCTGAATCGCTTTTAACTGGCTTCTATCAATTTCCTTTCGTCACTTATGAAAACCTTCCCGGAAGCGGTTATATTTTCGTGAAATCAGGCAATACTATGTGGGACGGCGTTGTCAGCTTCGGCTATAAACTCACGGGTCATTATCCATTCGTCATGCAGAATCATATCTGCTTTTCTAAACCTCAAAACCGCCCTGTGCATTCTTTCAGCATCAACCAGATTTTAGAATACGGTACAATGCTGAATACTACAAAACTTATCAGCCATTATCATATGGAAGACATTTCCGCCAATCCTAACGCTTATCAACAGGAAAATCCTACTGCTTCTGCTTTGAATATCGTCCGCCATAAACAAATCCCTTTTGATAATTCCTTCCGTCATGACCCCAATTCTGCTCTGACCTTCCGAAACCTCTACTCTAAAAGAGCTTATTCTTCTAATTACCTCATCTATGACGGATTCTCAAATGAAAATCTCGGGGACAGCATTTCCTTTGGAACGCTCATCCAAAATCAAATGCTTTGCCGTCTCCACGCTTCTTTCAGTACAAATGGATTCCGTACGACACTTTGGTGCTATCAGGACGGCTTCTATTCTTCTTAAAATTCCAGCCGTATACGACTGTTTTAATAAAAAATGTCTCTTTCCCCTCACGGAAAAGAGACATTTCTTTTAATCCTCCTGCTGTAGATAAAGCTCTTCTGCATCTTTTTGCAAATCTATCAGCAGAAGCATGTATTTCTTGCCTATCAGTGTAGAGCCTTCTGCATCCATTTTAGCAATAACATCTGTTATTGCATTAAATAAATGAAAATATTCTTCCTGTGCTTCCAAATGCATTGCTGCAATACTATCCTGTGCTTCTTGCAGCATGGAATTATATTGCTTTAATATAGGGCTTTTTATTTGAGCCGCTTCTTTTTGAATGTCTTTCATGATATGACTTATACTTTCTGACAAAAATCGACTTAATTCCTGATAGTTTATCATAGCAATCGCCCTCTCTTTCGATACACAAGCACTTCACTTTAATAAAAAAGCGGCTGAATTTCACAGCCGCCTGATATGTTACGTTTTTATCTAGGTTCGCAAATCAGCTTGATTGCGGTGCGGTCTTCACCATCAATTTGAATGCTCGCAAATGCTGGTATGCAAATTAAATCAATTCCTATCGGTGCAAGATAGCCTCTTGCTACTGCAATAGATTTAATCGCCTGATTTGCAGCTCCAGCACCAACTGCCTGAATTTCTACATTTTTGTTTTCACGGATGACTCCTGCAATTGCACCTGCAACAGAATTGGGAACAGAACGGGAAGATACTTTTAAAACTTCCATACAAAAATCTCCTGCGTAGTATTATGATGATA